TAGTGATGCTGCTGAAAAAAATCACGGTGTCCAAACTCTTATTAAAGATGGAGCTCTAAAGAGCTTTTCTGTTGGATTTAGAGTAAAAGATGGTAAATACAATCGTGAAGATGATTCTATGTTAATTACTGATGTAGAACTACTTGAGATATCAGTGGTATCTGTACCCTGTAATCAAGACTCACTCTTTTCGATTCGTAAGTCTTTTGATTCTGACGATGAGTTAAACGAGTTTAAAAAATCTTTAAAAACAGCTTCTGATGAAGAAGTAAAAATGATGCGTAAAATTAAAGCAGGAATTACCGATATGAGCGAAGGTCATTACCATTCCGTCGAAATGGACGAAAATGGAAATGGTGTTACGACATACGCATCGCACATGAAAAACCATGCTCATAAAATTGTTGCGGGTGTTGTGTTGGAGGCCGAAGGTCATACACATGATATCACAATGGCAGGTATTCCAGTTCATAACGTGGAGGAGGGCGAGGTTATTAACGAGCGTCCCATGTCTCCAACCGAGGAGGAAGCAATGAGTAACTCAAAATCTGAGGAAATTGTTGAAGAAAAAACTTCTCTTGAAGAAGCTATCATAGATGGTGGACACACAAGTGAAGAAAAATCTGATACAACAGAACTTGAGGTTACAGCTGAAGAAGAAGTAGAAGTAACAGATGAAAAAACTGTTGAAGATACAGAAGCTAAAGCTGAAGCTGAAGAGATTGAAGTCAAAGCTAACGCCGAGGAAGCTATTGAAGACGAGATGGAAAAGGATGATTCAGAAGAAGAAGAGTTAGTAGCTCGTGATCCTAATGAGTCTATCCCGTTTGTTAATTTGCTTTCCGCAGACGCAGCAAACTCACTTCAAAACGGAGATCTTGTAAATTATAATGAAAAAATGTACAAGGTCGCAAAAATCGCTACCGCCCAATCGCCAATCTATAAATTTTTAGAGGTTGACGCAGAAGGCAATGATTGTGATAATGTTCTTAATGTGAATGCAGATGATCTTTCACAATCAAATCAAATTCAAAAAAGTGAAGACACGGTTTCTAGCGAAAGTCTAAATGCGCTTCACGATCATTCTACAAAGGAGAACGACATCATGGCTGACCAAGTCGTAGATACAATCGATCTCGATACTGTTGCTAAAGAAGCAGGTACCGAAATCAAAAAAGAAGCTACTCCTGTAGCTACAGTGTCCGAGCCTCAAGTCGCTAAACTAGTTAAAGAAACTGGTGAAGCTATCGTGAAGGAAGCAGACGCTGCTGACCAACAAATGCTGGTTAAAGGTGACTCAAATACATCTTATACCCCAAAAGAATCTGCAGAAGTTGCAGAACTGAAAGCACAGATGAGCAAATATCAAGATGAGATTAATGCTCTTCAGCGTTCAAAAATGCATTATCAAGAACAGTCTCGTAAAGAGCAGTTCTCTGATAAAGAAATGGCTAACGCTGTTCTTGTTGCTAAACTGCTAAACAAGCGTGACGTATTCGACACCAAATTCGGTGCTCGTATGAAAGCTGTCACATCTGTTGACCAGTTCTTGAGCAACTTCTCAAGCAATATTTATACTGAAATGGAACAGCAGCTTGTTGTTGCTCCAATGTTCAACCGTATGGCTGTTGACGCAAAAACATTCCGCGTACCAGTAGCTGACGAAGACACAGATGGTGATGTAGCACAGTTTGCATCAGGTACATTTGCTACAGGCATTGCCGACGCAACACGTGTCCCAACCTCAAATCAGAACACCATTAGCTCAGTGGACTTTACTCCACACAAGTTCATGGCAACTACTCACCTTGCAAAAGACGAAGAAGAAGATACAGTTCTTCCTCTGCTCGACTTCTTGCGTGCAGCTGCTACACGTCGTTTAGCCCGTGCTATCGATAAAGCAATTCTGCGTGGTACTGGTGCTCTTAGCGGATTTACCGCACAACCTACTAATGCTATTACAGCTGGTACTGGTTATGCTTCTGTTATCGAAGGTATTACTAACCTAACTGGTGATGTTGGCGCAGCTCTGACTGTTGATACAGGTTCTGCAAACGATAAAGCTGACCCATCAGATATCGCTGCAGCTCGTACAAAGCTTGGCAAGTATGGCCTACAGCTTGGTAATGACCTGGTATATATCACATCAATCGAAGGTTATAACAACCTTGTAACAACTTCTGACTTCCAGACAGTTGACAAGTTTGGTCCTAACGCAACATACCTCACAGGTTCTGTTGGCGCCGTTTACGGTATCCCAATTGCAATCTCTGAGTTCATGGACAACGTTGGTACAGAAAACAATGATATTGGTGCTCTCGTTTATAAGCCTGGCTTTATGATCGCAGAACGTCGCGGTATCGAGATTGAGAGTGAATACGAACCACGTCAGCAGGTTACTGCAATGTACATGTCAACTCGTATTGACTTTAAAGCTCTTACAACTAACTCAAGTGCAGCACTGGACGCTACTAAGTATCCATATGCTGTTACAGTTGAGTGTGGAGCCTAAGCTTAGGTTTACAACTTTGAACTTAACAGGGGGAGGCGGTCATCGCCTCCCTTTTTAATTAAGGAGAAATAGATGTCTAAAATTCCAAGTGATATAACTACTCCAGATGATGCACGTCACTGGCTTAGAGTAAATGGTTTTAGTGCAGAAAAAACAGAAGCCCTTGTTAAAGAGTGGGCTGAAAATCCAACTTCTGATCCTGTTACAATTGAAGAAACAGAAACTGAAGAAGATGAGGTAGTTGAAGAGGCTCCTGCATCCCTTTGGAAATCAAAAAAGAAATAAGAGAGAAACATGGTAGATCGTTTAGAAGAAAATCAAGGAAAGTACCCGTTTGTCACACTTGACCAAGTTAAAGACTATTTAAGTATATCTTCAACTACCCAAGATGCTAGATTAGCTAATATAATTAATTATGCGACCGGTGTTGTTGAGCACTACATAGGTCAAGAAATTTTGGCAAATGACTATGTTGAAGTATTTGATGGAGGAAAATCCTCTGTAATGATTTCTCGTCTACCTCTTTCTAACGTTTACCAAGTAACAGAGTTTAATGGCTCAGAAGATGTTGTATTAGCCGACCCTTCAACTATCGGTCGTCCTATCACTCATGGATCTTCTGATGCTTCTACTCTTACTTTTCAGAACAATGCTCATCTTAACTCACGTATAAAGAAATTTGGTACTACTTCTTTAGAGTTAAATTCTTCAGACTATGTACTCGGTACTGTGCCTCCTCAATTAAAATTTGAAGAGGGTGATTTTACCATTGAGATGTTTATTAGAGTTGATGACGCACCAATACAGGATAATGTGTTATTCTCAATTAACACAGACTCTTCAAATTACATGCAACTGAGATTAGCAAATCAATATGGTTTAGCTTATGAGGCAAATATTTCAGGTTCAGCAACCACTGTTCAAGGAGCCAATACTGATATTGAGTCTCAACAGTTTGCAAAACGTCGTTGGGCACACGTCGCTGTATCTCGTGATTTAGCTGAAGAAAAACTTTACTTACACTATAATGGCAATACAATTGCAGATGCATCTTTTGCAGTTGATAATTTAACATTTACATCAAATATTGAGATAGGTACAACCTTTAAAGGTTACATTGACGAAATTAGAGTATCTGATAAATCTCGTTATTCATCAGACTTTACTCCTCCTAGTAAGCGTTTTAGACCTGATCAAGAGACCTTATTTTTATGTCACTGGGATGGTAAAAACGATGCTACAGAAGCTAAAGACGTACATGGTGCTGTAAATGAGTATAACTTTTCTCGTGATATGGGAGAAGTAACTAGAGATACTGGCGCAGTTGGTGTGCGAGGATCATTTCCGACTATCCGTAATAATTATCCAGCAATGACCTTATCTGGTCCTCCATCTTTTGCTCCGTTTCCTTCAGGAGTTAAAGTAGACTATCGTGCTGGTTATGAATCTGCCGATGTTCCTCAAGATATCCAACTTGCTACTCTTGATATGATTAAACTACTGTATAAGCAAGATCAAGAGAAAAAAGGATTTTCTTTTGAAGGTGAGCGTGGTGAGTCTTATCCATTAGCTGGAAACTTTCCTCCACATATTCGTCGTATTTTAGACTTATATAGGATTATTTCCTAGTGGCTCCTAATTATACTGCTGGATTAAAAACTTTATTTCCTGACGGTAAAATAAGAAATGATTTACAGCTTCGTTCTAAAGAGGCTAAAAAACTTTCTGGTATTCGTACAAAAGTTACACGAATTTTTTCCGACTATATATCAGAAGAACTTCGTAAAGGTGGTTTTGGCGGTGCTCTCTCTAAACAGCAGAAAGCTACTTTTAAACGAAGCACAGGAGCAAAAGGCGAAATAGCCCCTGATGGTATATTAGACTTAGAAGGATTTGAGCAACTTTTAAAAGAAGCAGGAATAAAAATACCTCCAGTCCTTCAGAGTAGAATTTTAAAAGGAGAAGCTCTTACAGGAACTTTTGAAGCAAAAGTTACTGGAGTAGGTGATACTGACGAAATACAAGTTACCTCTGCTCAAATAGGGGGAAGAGACAAAGCAAACATTGAACGTTTTAAACAAGCTAGAGGAGCTCTAAAAAGACTTGACGGAGATAAAGCTATTGATTTTTTATTAGCTCCTTCTATTAAAACATATAAAGATGTTTTATTAGCATCTACAAAAGCAAAATTTGAAAATGCAACAATTGTTAATTATAAGGAAACTGCATCAAATCCTTTTGAGGTTTTGTTTGTACCTAATCCCTTACAAGGTAAAACACTTAATAAGGCTACTCTAAAAAAATACTTTAATGTTTCAATAAGGCAAAGAAACGCTGATGATATAACACAAGGTGTTAGAATTGAAATTAAGACAAACGCAGCTTTTACTACTGAACTTAAAAAACAAGCTACTAATATTACTAAAGCTGTTGTTTTAGCACATCAAAAAATTAATAAAGACAAAACATTCGGACAAGGATTTTTAAACTACGTTAAAAAACGGTTTAGAGGAGAAACAGGACAAAAACCTATTTCACCAAAAGATCCAGGTGAATGGCTTGCTTTTGCTGTTGCTTTTGCAAGAGAGTTTGATAAAAACCCTCTTGCAATCAAAACTAACGTAGCACAGCCTAATAAATCAGGTCAACAAGCAGGTGGATTAGGTTTAAAAGACTTAGAAAAACCAAAAGAACGTAAAGATTTACAGAAAGAGATTACAGCTGCACAACTTACTGCTCTTGTTTATAAACGTCTTGGTACGGTAATGCCTCGTGGCCCTGTGGGAGGACCTCCTCTTTCAGGAACAATCTTAACTGAACGTACTGGTAGGTTTAGACGCAGTGTTCAGGTATTTCCTCAATTAAGAAATAATTTAATTAGATTTACTTATGATCCTATATATCAGACTCATATCAGTACCCCAAGAAATCCTGATACATTTGTAGGAAAGACTATTAGAGAAATAGTGCAAGGAAAAGTTGCACAAGCATTCAGACTTGAGAGATTTTAAATGGCTTCAAGACGTAAAGAAATAGTTGAATTTATAGTAACTCAACTTAAAGAAATTGATGGAGAAGCTTCTAGCTTTAATCCCTCATATACGTATATAAACAACCTCTTTAACAATGTTTTCAGAAAGCTGAAGTTTTTAGATGAAGTTAACGATTTTCCATCTATTTATGTCAGCGCTGGTACCGAAATTAGAGATTTTAATTCTAAAAGTTTGACGGTCGGAACTTTAGACGTTACCATAAGAGCATACGTATTCGGAGAAGATAATTCTCAAAGCCTCTCTGATGACTTAGTTCAAGATATTGAACATGTTATCTAC